TCATACGCGGGTCGCCGGCCGTGATCTTCTCGCCGGCGGCGGCGCTGATCGCGTGGGTGTCCATCGTCACCGAATCGGTCTGCCCCGGCAGCAGGATGTTGTTGTAGAACGAGCGGACCTTGTGGCCGCCGAGGGCCGCGTCCGGCGTTGCGCCGTGGTAGATCTGGATCGCCTTGTCGGCCGATCCGTTCAGGCCGCCCTGAACGCCCTGCGCCTTGCCCAGCGCCTTGATGATGACGGCCTGCTGGCGAGTCGAGTACGCGGACAACGGCTGCGTCGCACTCTCGAGCGCGGCCGTCGGGTCCGACCGATCCTTCGGGTACTGCTGGTGCTTCAGTTCGTTGACGACGCGGGCGCGGGTCTCGCCATCGAGCTTGACGACCGGGTCGGCCTTGAGCGTGCGCGACAGAAAGTCGCCGTAGGCGAGGTTGAGGTCCCAGCCCATCTGCGGACTCAGCGCGGCGAGGACGCCGGTGGCCTGCTCGACGCTGATGCCGTCGCGCTGGGCGATCCTGACGGCCTCGGCATGGGCACCGGGATACCACGTCGCGCCGTCGTTGGTCGGATCGAGCAAACCGGCCTGGAGCTCGCGCTCGAGATTCGCCTCCATCTGTTCCTGGGTCAGACCGGGAACGGCCTTGTCGACCTGGGCAAGCAGCTTGGCCTGAAAGTCAGGCGGGAGGTTCGCCAGCTTGGTCGGATCGTCCGTCAGGAACACGCCCGTCTTCTTGGGCGGGTTGCCTGCCGTCGGGTTCAGCTTGGGCTTGCTCCCGGTGAAGTAGCCGTGCTCGCCCTTGGTGTAGTCCTGGGCCACGCCCCGATCGCTGGGCTTGACGCCGAGCGCGCCGAGGAACCCGTCGATCGTGTCGTCGTCGGCGTCCGGATCGAGGAGGGCCAGGTGGGTGCGTGCCATCAGTGGGCCGGCGCCCCTTCGAGGTAGACCGACTCGCCCTTGCTGAGGTCGAAGTAGGCGAGCTGGTGATGCTCCTCGGAAAGCCGCCGGGCCTTGGCCGCCGAATCGGTGTGGACGGCGATGTCGAGGTAGACCGTGTCGCCATCGCGCCAGCCGCCCAGGTAGTGGTCCGGCTGACTGAGCTGGCGGGCGTGGCGGTCGCGGTAGTCGTGGACGTCGGCCCGGGTCATCGTCGACGCGTCGAACTTCTGCTCGGCGCCCGAGTAGGGACTGACCATGTAGCCGCCCATCGGCACGTCGCCGTGGGTCGTGACACTGAAGCCGCCGGCCAGGGCCTCGGTCGTCAGCTTGTCGTAGCCGAGGCCCGGCTTGCCACCCTCGTAGCCGAACTGGCCGCCGGCGGGATTGCCCTTCGGGACCCGCGGCTGGTCGGGCGAGTAGCGCTCGAACAGGTAGTCCGGCTCGCCGCTACGGGCGAGCATGAGGTACTCGAGGAGCTCCGACCGGCCGGCCGGCACCGGCGTCTTGCCGTTCGTGGCCGGGGTCTTGCCGTTGGTCGGCGTCGCGTCGGTCGGCATCGTGCCGTTGCCGGGGTGTAGCTGGACCGACGGCAGGCCGGTGTGCTTGAGGAGGTCCATGTCCTCGGCGTTGACCGCCTTGACCGCCGTCTCGGGGACGAAGCCCTCGCGGACGAGGATGGTGATGGTCGTCGCCTTGATCTGCTGGATCTCGGCGGCGTCCTTCGAGTCCTCGCGGAGGAACGGGATGTCGTGGTCGTCGTACCAGAGCTGCGAGCCGGCGGGCGGCTGGACGATCGTCTCCATCGAACTGAAGAAGTTGCGCCAGTCGGGGCGCAGGAAGGTGTCGGCCGTCAGCCGCCGGGCGGCGCTGAAGTTGCCGGCGTTGAGGCTCGACCCCTGGAGCGACTCGGACACCCCGACGATGACCGGGTGGAGACCCGAGGCGGCGATGATCCTGACCTCGCCCGCGCCCTGGGTGGCGGCCAGCTCGATCTGCTGGAAGTCCTTGCCGACGACGGTGATGTCGACGCCCTGGGTCGTGTAGAACGTCTTGTAGGCGTTCTGGCTGCCCTCGGACTGCTGGCGCATGGTGGCGACCCAGTCCTTGAACGACTCATTCGCCGCCGCCACGCCCCGCTTGACGATCATGTTCGGCGTCGCCGCGTGGCGGAAGAACTCCAGCTTGTGGCTGGTCGTCGCGCTGTCGGCGGCCACCTCGCGGACGACCGGGGTCAGCCAGCTCATCCCCCGGAACCGGGCGGTCGGATCCGGGTACGGCGCGAAGTGGGCGACCTGGTCGCGCTGGAGCAGGACCGGCTCGGCGCCCGACTGCTCGCCGCCCGGGTAGTAGGCGTAGCCGAGGACCTGGGCGTCGAGGGCGTCGGGGCTGTCGAGGACGATGTCGACCCAGTCGGGGCGCAGCCGGTAGAGGTTCGCGCCGCGGCGGGTGCAGTAGAAGTTGCCGACGAGGTCGACGTCCTGGATGGCCCGCGCCAGCAGGTCGCCGGTCGCGCCGCCGGGCCACGGATGGTTGAGGATCTCGAGGCTGGCGTCGCCCCAGATGTCGCCGGGCTTGCCGCCCTGGAAGCGCCGGTAGCGCGGCCGGGCCTCGGAGAAGAGCTTCATCCGCTTCGCCATGCAGGCGAAGACGATCGCGTTCGTCCCGAAGTCGCCCGTCGGCCCGGCGAGGCCGATCGAGCCCTCGTGGTCGTCGCCGTGCCACGTCTCGCCGAAGGACAGCGGCCAGAGACCGCCCCACGGGCCGAGGTTGGCGTACGGCGACATCGTGTCGACGTACGGCCGCATCGGCGGCAGCATCAGGCTCCGCTGGGGATTGAAGAGGCCCGCCAGGCGGTCCCTCACGCCCACGCGTATTCGTCCGGCACTTGAGCCTCCTGGCGCTGGGCCTGGTCGACCGCGAGGGCGAGCGCGATGCAGCCGTCGATCCGGCCCCGGCTCTTGGATTTCTGGAGGGTGAAGCCGCGATCGTTGAAGCGCGGCACGGCGTTCAGGACGTGGGTCGTCAGGAGCGGGTCGCCGTCGTGGTGGATGGCGCCCCGCTTGATCAGTTCGAGGAGGTCGCCGCAGACGGTGGTCATGCGCTCGACCGACTGGGCCACTTCGAGCATCAGCAGCCCCTCGTCGGACAGCATCTTCGCGGGGACATCGAAGAACCGCGGGTCGTAGCTGACGGCCTGGACGTCGTAGGCCCGGGCGAGCTCGCGGATGTACTCCATGACGTCGGTCACGTCGACCGGATCGTCGAACGACGGGACCCAGAAGCGGGCCAGGGCGTGGAGATGGCCGCGTGGATCGCGCTGGACGGCCACGACAGCCGTCGAATCGCGCTTGATGCCGACGTCGATGCCGACCCAGGTCGGATCGGCCGGTTCGAAGTCGTAGCCCTCGGACAGGTCGGACCACATCCGGTCGCCATTGGGCCCGAGCCAGGTGTCGAAGTCGCGAGTCGGGACGTTGCACACGAAGCGGCGCCAGTGGGCGTCGGTCATCGTCGGGCTGGAGTGCTTCAGACGCAGCCCGGCGACCGTGATCGAGCGCAGCGGGTTGGCCGCCTTGACCACGGCCATGTCGTCGACGTCGCCGCCGTCGGACACGGCCCACTCGTGGATGACGAAGCGCTTCGAACGGGCCCGCATGAACGAGCCGGTCCGCCGGATATCGCTGATCTGCTCGCGGATCTTGGCCCGGGTGTCCTCGAATTCCGATCCGGGCTCGCCTGACGTGCTGATGGCGGTCAGCTGGCCCTGGCGCTTGTTGAGCTTGCCGGCCCACGTCCGGTAGAGGGCGAGATCGCGGTGACGGTGGAGCTCGTCGAGCATGCCGAGGGTCGGGATGACGCCGTCGCCGGTCCGGTCGTCGGCGGCGAACACCTGGATGCGCCCGCCGGCGTGGTGATTGATCCGGCGGTAGCCCTCAAGGCAGGTGAACCGGGGCACTTCGGTCTTGCGCTTGCCCTTGGCGACCTGGACGGCCGAGTGGGTCGCCGCGTGGAGCGATTCGGAGCGGAGGACGAAGCCCTCGGCCTGGCGGTAGATGTGCTCGGCCTGCTCGCGGCTGGCGGCGGCCACCGGGACCGAGGCGAAGTCGCGGTGTTCGCAGTGGTACAGGGCCAGGCCCGACATCAGGGTCGTCTTGCCGTTGCCCTCGGGCACGACCAGCCAGCATTCGGGGCAGCCTGCGAAGACGTCTTCGAGGAACGCCTCCTGGAATGGCTCGGGTCGCCACGACCGGCCGGTGTCGAGGATGAGATCGCCCGCCCATCGTCGGAAATGGGCGATCGTGAACGGCTTGGGGGGACTCTTCACCCGCCTCGTCGCGGCGGGGGCGACGGCGAGCGCCATGCGGACCTCGGTAGTTGCACGGACAAGGACTATCTCTCGCGGAGCCT